GGTGACGTTGGTGTAGGTTCCGTTAACGTAACCAGAGCCTCCAGTAATCGTTCCTAGTGTTTTGACGCTGCTGGTCTTTATGGCGGTAACGTAAGTATTTGCAGGAATGCCTGAACCAGAAATGATCAGCCCCAAAACAACTTGGGTGTTGTACGTGTCTAGGTACAAGAATTGGCTTCCGTTCACTGTGTTAAATGACGCGGTAAATACGGTAGCTGCTGGGGATGTGTCCCAATTAGCCTGCACAGGGAAACGAAACACTTGCGAGAAGTAACCCGCAGAACGGCGAGCACCTAAGGCTTGGCCAGCGTCGTACCAAGTGTTTTCGCGAATGTTGTAAACAATAGCGTCAGTACACTCAGTAGCGTCGCCGCGGGGATAGAACCACCAAATCTCACCATAGCGCGGAACCTTAGTGGCCCAAACTTTCTGTCTCTGAGCATAGTTCAGGTTGTCAAAGAAGTAGTTCTGGTTCATGTTGTTAGGAATTTCCTTAACAACGCCGCTGTATAGCAAGAAACGATCCACCCCGCACCAGTAGTAAATACCGTCATACTCAATTGCGGATTGGCTTGAGAGGATAGACGACTGTGAGCTGATAATGTCGTAGCGCCAGTATTGAATGGGAGTTCCTGTGCCGCCGATGTAGGACACGCGAATTACGCTGTCGAGGCTCCAAAACAGCCCAGAAGGCGCGTTTGATCCACCCCTGAGGGGTAACCCCTGCACAATCTTTCCCGTGGCCACGTTGACCGCATTAGCGTCCGCGGAGACCCAATCCTGAGCGTTGCCAGCGGAGCAGTTCTGAATCAGCCCATTGTTGCCATAAACAAAGACGTAAGGGTGAAGGGCCACCACACCACCAGATACGCTAATGTTGTTGTTAAAAGTGGCCAAAACAACACCCGCAGGGACCGGATTGGACAGAGTCACGGTGGTTGTAGAGACAGAAAGTACAGTAGTGTTGGCTGGGATGCTGGTTCCCGTAACGGTTTGGCCAGCGCCGATCAATAGGTTTGAGGCAGCAATTGTCACTACGGCAGTGCCAGTAGAGGTGATGGTATCGGTAAACGTGCCAATTTGTGACATGGTCGTGCCATTTATGTCGCCGATTAGGACAGGCGTGTTGGTGTCGCTGTCAATTGATGCGAGGTTTTGACCCGGATGTGCAAGCAATGACTGCACCCCAGCACCCGCAACGTCATAGAAACCATCAAACTGCCAAAGGTTAAGGTTAGAGGCAGTAAAGTTTGACAGCGTAAAGTTGCTAACCCCAGCTCCAATGCCGTTATCGTCAATAGTCAGCACCTGCAAACCATTGTTATAACCACTGAAAATGTAGTTGAAGGAGTTCTGAGCGTTAACCCAAATGCCCCTTGATGGTCCTGTCAACTGATCAGAGATGACACGATAGCCGCCCATCTTCCTTGGGCGCCCGCGCTGAAACCTTACCCACCGACCGTCGTTGTAAAACGGTTTGTCAAAGGTGGTTCCGTCCCTTTGGACGCCGGGCTTGGTGTCAAGTGCAAAGACTTTTGCGGTCATTAGAACACTCCGCCAGAGATACCGCCCGTAAAGGTTCCTGTGCCGTTTATGGTTAAGCCAGAAGACGACAGCGTGAATAAATTAACACCAAGGATGGCCATTGCCAGTTCGGCGGTTGCGGAGCGATAAATTCCTGTAGAGGGCTCGGCCGCAAAGTTAAGAGATGGCGAACCAACAGAACCGGAGGCCAAGGATACGTTCAAAGCACCAGCGGCTACTGTAGAGGCGTTTAAGAGGTTTACAGAGTCGCAAAGCAAGATCACCTGCTGCCCCGCAGGAACGGTTGCAGTTCCTCCACCGCCCCCTGTGGTAAAGGTGATGGTGTACCCAGCGCCAGTCCCGTTGGTTTGGTTGGTGATGTAGTAAACCTGAACGGTTTGGGGTACTGTAACTGTTACGTTACCGCTTAAGGTTCCCGTGTACTTTTGTACTACGTTTGAGGCCTCGGCGGAGGTTAGGGTATAGCTGCCAGATGTAACAGCCTTGGTAAGCTGCGTAAAATTGAACTGAGTACTGCGTCCAAGGCCGACGGTGTAGAAAGCCACGCCAGAGCAGCAGATAAAGCAGGAATCAGAAGGCTGCAGAGAGATAGAAGCGGCGCCATTGATTAAGTTTCCTCCAGAGGGGGCCACGGTCAATGTGCCAGTCCCGCCATTGCGAAGCATCATAAACCAATCGTTACCTAACGTAACGGCTGATGTAAGGGTCAGCGTTCCTGCGCCGTTGTCCCACACGTAGTAAGAGGCTCGGTCTGAATCAATTGCGGTGTAGGCGGAGGAGAACGTGGTGACGTTGTGAGCCGCGTTCAGGGTGTTGCTGATGGCTTTTAAGCCATATCCAGCCAAGGCGCCAGCGTCTACGTTAGAGGAGCCCACACCAAAGGCAATGTTGCCCCACGTTCCCGCGGTAGTAGCGTTGGTGGTGATGTAGATGTACCGTGCGGCGCTGGGGGCCACGCTTGCAATTGAGTTGCCGTCGTAGTCTTTAATGGTAACGGTGTTGGAGCCGACGTTTCGTATTAGAGCGTCCGAGCCTACAGAGGCCTGATTGGCGGGCGGCATGGACAGGGACAGGCCAGCAGTGGTGGCCGTAACGTCCATAATGCGCGCAGCGGCGTTGTCGGTCGCGCTGCCGTTGATTGGCCAAGACAGGGTTGTGTTAACAGAAATTGAGACGGACCTATAGGACACGTCAGTCGGCTGGATGACGGTTCCGGTGAAGGGGCTAACAAAACTCATTATGAATCCCTCACAATAGCCTGACGATCAGCCGCACGAGTGACGTTTTCTGTCTTCAGGACTTCAATAATTTGGCTGTAATTCTGCTGCCACATAGGCATGCGCTCGTCGTTCTTAAGGAACGGCATGGCCTGCAACAGAGTCCCGTACAGCAGCGCCTGTGGGGCGTACTGAGTAAACCAATTGGACTGGTTTGCGGAGTCCAAGGGCTGAACCCTTTGGTAGTACAGGACCTCGTAGGAGTAGTCGTCGTCTGGCGTAGGACCTACAAGCCAATGCTCGTAGTCGTAGTCGCAGAAGTACAGAGGGGCGTCCTCCAAAGCTGGGTCTGGCCAGTACTCACGGATGTACTCATATGTGCGCAGGAGAATGGGGCGGCGCTTTCCAGCCACGGTGACGTTCATGGACACAGTCTTGCGCCAACGTGCAGGCTTGGGGATGACGTTCTCGCCCTTGACTAGGGTACTTTCAACCACCTGAAGGTTGCCCAAGAACTTAATTTCGGACGCAATGATCTGTTCCGCAAGCATGATAAACTGCGGAATCTTTTCGAGCGTCTGCGTGTCAGTGCGCTCCAAATACGTTTGGATGTCATTGACCAGCGAGTCATAGGTCATCACGGCTGCAACCGTCACAATGCATCCCCTTTAAAGTATTTGGCTATTTTATTATGACTTCAGGATAAAAACAACGCCCGCTCGTCAATTCTTCGGTTCTGAAGGCCTTTGAGTATTTTACCCCCAGCCATACAGTACTTTAGGAGTTCTTCCGCGGCTCCTTTGAAATCTCCTCTAAGAGCCTTCTGACGTAGCGTGCTTCGCTGTAATGTGCCCAAACCAACATTAAAGCTAAAGCTAACAAGAGCATCAAACTGACCTTGGGTAAGGGGTACGGGAACATACTGTGCCACACCCCGCTCAAAGCGAGCCAAATCTGCGCGAAGAATTCCATCTACTTCCTCCATCGAAAAGGTCCGATTATCCTCTTCTTTAAGGGGAAAGGACATTCGGTCCTCTATCTTGAGTTTACCCTGTTCTGGATATAGTACATGACCAACGCCGATTGTCCAAAGCTTGGCTGGACATCTGTAAGGCTTTTGCCTTACGCCTTCATGGTGCATCACCATCTTGATGGCTTTGGCGCTGACGTTCATTTACCAAAGGCTCGGCCGCCAAAGTGGAATGCCACGATGCTGGCAAACATAGTCTGAGTTTCGCTATTCCACAGCTGTTCTGCAAGGTTGTCAAAAGATACGCCAGAAGCTATACCATGATAGACGAGGCAGGCGTCGATGGCCACCAAAAGAAAGAAGAACCCGTAAGTAATCACGGGCCGAACGCTTGCTCTTAGGTTGTGCATCCATTGGCTAGTCCCTTCATTCAAACTTGCGTCATGGGCGTATATAGCTTGCATTTCAGCTTGCTGGGCGCCGATTAAATCCCGCTTCTCTTGCGACGCGGTTTCAATTTGAAGCTGCTCAGACTTAATGTGCTCAATCTGCTCCTGAACGTCGTAGCCTAATTTTTTAAGCTCAAGCTCTCGTTCAATTTGCATTTGGGCCAAAGTTATCTCATGCTTTTTGTCGGACCTGTCTTGAAAGAAATCAAGCAGCTTAGGCAGGCCGCCCATTAAAAATGAGACGATAGTTGAAAGCAGAGTGATCATGTGTAAAACTTAGTTTTTCTTGTTATACAGCTCAAACAAGACTTTTACCTTTTCCTCAAGGACTGCTACTCTGTTATCAAGCTTTGCAAGGACAATCACAAGGCTAACAAAGGCTAATAAGAGAGGCCAAACTTTAGCTAGGATGTCGATGGTGTCCATCATTTATCCTGCTTCAGTTCAAGCTTGTCCATGATCTTGCTGAACATTTCCTTGATGTCGCGCATGTCTTCTCTGTAGTCATCGCGCTGGACGTAGACTTTAGGAATCTCTTCACGCAGCTTGGCAAGGTCAGACTTTAAGTCTTTCACAGCCGCCCAAAGCTCACGAGCAAACCATCCGCAAACTGCCATGCAGAATCCGAGACCAATGTTAATGAGTGTTTGGGCGTCCATGTTTTTACCAAGTTACGGGTTGATTTGTAATCTTACGCAGACCAAGGTTGATCGCTGTAAGAGCTAGAGCTTGCAGTTCAGCACCGATCACAAAGCCGTAGCGCATTTGAAGACCGAGCGCGGCGGCGCAGACTACGTTCACCCAGAAAGTCTTAGAAAGATAGAACTTCTTTCCAGTCACTTGGCTGACCAAAGCCTCTGATGCCGCTGCGGCAATAGCTGAATTTACATCGCTCATTCTTTTACCTCTGCTTCGGCAGGTTGATCCTTGAGCGCTTCTTTCAGCATAGTCAAGAACGCATCCTTGCCGACGTTCAGTTGTTGCAGTTGGAATTGAGTCGAGCCGATCTTGCGGTCTAAGTCCACCACATGATGAAACAGTATGGTCTGTTGCTCCGTAAAGTCATTAGCGTCAAAATCAACTCCGTCTATCGTAACAATCTGAGGGCTATTAGGTTTGCTCATTTTGTTTTTCCTTTCAATGTGCCGCCAAGAACGGGTGGCGGCTTCCCTTTATTACTTAATTGCAGCCTTTAGGGGTGCAAGGTCTTGGTCTTGCATGAAGTCTTTGGCGACCATAATTTTTAAATGATCGACATTACGCTCCAAGCAGTCTGCCCATTCAGCATCTTCCATGCCTTCGGGTTGACCTGCGTTGATCAGGTTTACGGAATCCATTGCCGCCGAATAGTGGCGAGCAATTTCTTCTGCGGTGATTTGTTCGATGATTTCAGACATGATTAAGCTCCTTTAAGTTGAGATTTGAGGCTATCCACCTCGGCTTTGAGTTCTTTGATTGCGGCTACAAGAAGCGGTATGACTTCGGTGTATTGAACGCCAAGAGTCCCCAGCTCGTCTTCCTGAACTGTTACTGCTTCAGGCAATACTGCTTGAACATCTTGGGCAATTAAGAAACTTCTGCGTGTTCCTTCTGCATCTTTTTTAAATTTACCAATCACCGCACGAAGTGTTGAAACTTTGCTTGCGGCATTGGTAATTGGCTCAATAATGTCTTTTAATCGTTCGTCAGAAGTTGCAGTCCAAGATGTAGAACCTTGAACCATGTACTGACCAACACCATCGCTATCACGCACAATGTAAAAAAGATTACCGCCACCTTGAGTGCCAACAGCCCATCTAGTTGCGCCGGTTAGTATTAAATTTGAATTGGTTGTGTTTGTTGTAGAACCAATCAGCACGTTGCCGCCGGAGGTGATACGCATGCGTTCGCCGTTGTTGACGTTAAACGCCATTGCATTTGGCGTTGCATTACTTGAGTTGTAATAGTTAATTGACCCAAGAAGTGTAGTTGTAGGGTCTGTAAAAATAATCTGACTGAAATTAGCCGCTGGCGACTTCCATGTGACAACAGCGTAATCGGTGGCTTCAACTGCTAGTTTTGTGTAGCCATTTAGAGAACCTGAGCCATTTAGTGGCCCAACGTGTAACGGTGCGGCAGGCGCTGTGTTTTGGATGCCCACGTAACCGCTGGAGTTGATAACCTGCCGTGGATTCCCATCGCCGTCTGAAAGCACGATGTAGTTGCTTGCTGTGCGGATGTCTAGGCCACCTTGGTTGCCATCGTATTTACCAATGATGGTATTCTTAGTTCCTGATGTAATTGTATTTCCACAAGCTCTGCCAACAAATGTGTTATCGCCACCAGTGGTAAAGTTTCCAGCATATCTACCAATAAATGTGTTGTTGCTACTTGTGGTGTTTGAATATCCAGCAGTGTGCCCAATAAAGACGTTTTCAGTACCTGTAGTATTACTATATCCAGCCTGATACCCCACAGCAGTGTTGTTTGAAGCTGTGGTGTTGGAGCGCAGCGAGCCTCCTCCAAGCGCAATGTTGAACAAACCTGTTGTGTTGGAATATAAGGACTCACTACCAATACCAGTATTTGCATACCCAGTTGTATTGGAATAACCTGCCCTATTGCCAAAAAAGCTAAGGCCATCACCAGTCGTATTGCTATACCCCGCCTGATACCCTACTGCTGTGTTGCTAGATGCTGTGGTGTTGGCGGCAAGTGCCTGAGAACCGATAGCTGTATTGTATGCACCAGTGCTGTCTTGCAATACCCTAAATCCAATCGCAGTGTTATCGCCGCTAGTGGTGTTATTGGATAGGGCAGAGTTGCCAAGCGCAACGTTGTTGCTACCAGTCGTGTTGTTTCCCAATGGGCCAATCCGAGAACCAGTAATTCCAGCGCCAATGGCTATGTTGTAATTACCGGTGGTGTTTGCTTGCAATGGGCCAGACAGACCTGAAGCCGTTGAACCGACGGCAGTATTCAAGTTGCCGGTGCTGTTTGCATACAAAGCGGCAGAACCGATTGCCGTGATACCAACACCAGTCGTGTTACTATACCCCGCCTGATATCCTACAGCAGTGTTATTAGATGCTGTGGTGTTGGAGCCAAGAGCAGAGTTACCAAAAGCAGTGTTAAACGAGCCAGTTGTGTTGTTCTGCAAAGCGGCAGCATAAACACCCGAGTAGCCTGTACCAACCGCAGTATTGCGAGAGCCTGTTGTATTGGAACCAAGAGCGCCAGTACCTACTGCGGTAATGTCTGCGCCCGTAGTATTTGCGTAAGCCGCCTGATAACC